CGAAAAGTTATCCATCAATATGGCAGAGATAAGAAACTTTATAAACACTCAGAGGGTGATTATTCTAAAGTACAAGGACTATTATGAAAAAGACGATAGCAACAATTAGTGTTGCTTTACTATTATCAGGATGTGCTGTTTTAGATAGTTTGAAACTAGCCAAATTCGACACAAACGAATACGGTTCAGTTGTTGATTTAAGGTCATATGCACAAGTTGTCATACCATTTTGTGATGAAGAATATTTTGATTATGACCTTGTGATGCAACTACATATGTTATCTACAACTATGTTTAACTATACACAGTTTTTACCAAACAATAGTGATACGATAGAAATGGTAAAAGCATTACATGAGATAGTGCAACAATTTAAAGCTAAGTATGACACCGAAAGATATGTTTCAAATAATTATTGTAGATTAAAGTTACAACAAATTGAAAGATCAGCAAGAAGAATACAAGAGGCAATAGGGGGTAAGAATAGATGAATGTAACACAGTTAAGTTATTCAATCAATGAATATAAAAACCTGTATGAGGCGGGTGAACTATCTAAAGACGAATACAAAGACCTACTTAAAGGTTTAAAACTTGAAGAGGTTATACATGAAACAGAAGAAGAACTGAAACTAAAAATAGGATTACAGGCGAATATTACATTAGCACTCAAGGCTCTATCAGCGGTAGTGTAATGCCTGAAGATATACACGACCTAAAGTTGGAGATAGGCTTGCTCAAAGGTGAATTTGAACAAGTAAATAAACTCACAGAAAAAATTTCTATATCAATAGAAAAGATACAAGAACTAAATGTGAATGTGCTTCAGATGTTGACAGCACATGAAGAAAAACACGAATCACAAATAAGATACAGAGCCACAGTAGAAGGTGATATAAAAGAATTACATTCACGAATCACTACAATTGCAAGGGAGGTTCATGATCGCATTGACCAAGTGCCAACTCAACTCACTCATGTACATGAGAGAATAGACCAAATAGAATCATCAATCAATTCAAGAATAGACAGTCTTAGAAATGACCTTGCGTGCCATAAACAGGCAGATAAAGGTAAACTAAGAATTAATTTAGCTGAGGTAGAAAAATACAAATGGCTCATACTAGGTGTTGCAGTAACAGCCGCATTTTTCTTAGGCAAGTTAGATATGTCTACCCTACTAACGCTTGTAATATAATATCATTCGTGTTATTATTACACTATGTCGTTAGCAATTGAATCCAAATACATTCGTTTACTTTCCCATAGATTAAGAAACTTCAAACAAAAGAAAGATTATCTATGGAATTTTTCGTGCCCTATATGTGGTGATAGTAAAAAGAATTTATTAAAAGCGAGAGGATATGTTTACGCAAAATCTAACAATTTATTTTATAGGTGTCATAACTGTGGTGCTAGCACTAGTCTCGGTAATTTCATCAAACAGTTCGATTCAGAAATATACAAGTCATTTATACTTGAAAGGTATAAGTCAGGTGAGTCTGGCTATTCTAACTTTAGAGAGCCAAGATTCGATAGTATTAAGTCACCAAAATTTGGAAAAGTAAAGAGACAAGATTTTGAACACGCAGAGTGGCTATCAGATTTACCAGATAATCACTTCTGTAAAGTCTATGCAGTAAAGAGAAAGATACCTAACAAGTATTTTAACAAACTACTCTTCACACCAGACTACAAGAAGTTTATACAGACATTGGTGCCTACGAATGAGATGAAGTTAGTGCCTGATGCAAGATTAGTAATACCAT